ATAACACTCTTAGGTATAATAATGTTATCTGAGATAAATTTATCTTTATAAGTTTCAAAGGAGAATTGAGTCCAAGATTGTCTAGGGTTTATTGGTATTATATATTTTCTACTAGCATAGGCCATTAGGGAGTCAAAGTGTTTCTTCGAATCATTTTCGAATTCACTGATAGAAATAAATCTTTGGGTAACTTTTCCATCTCTCTTGACAAACTTTTTTGAGCCTTTACCTGCATCAAAAATACTTCTACTAACAAATCTATAAAAAGACCTAATCATAAATCTACTTTCATAGTTAAAAGGAGAACTATATAGTAATTGCTTAGTTCTAATTAACCATTCTAATAAATCATTTGGATTCCTCTCTGGGAAGAGTAATTTTTCACACAAATCTGAGAATCTCCTCCCAGGCATTCCGGCCCTCGAAAAAGTCTTTAAGAAAGTTGGTTGATCTCTTAAATCATTAAAAGGATCAATCTTCTTAATGGATATCGGATCAGCTGTTTGATTAAACATAGAATGCAGTTCTCTCTCGTAAGAGCTAATACAAAAATTATTCTTACCATTTAATAATATTAAAGTATCATCACCATAAACCATCAAGTCGTAATTAATTACACCTATTTTTTCTAGAACGCATGTCTGAATTATCCAATTTGATAAATTACCTATAATAGAAGTAAAAGGTGAGCCAGTTGCAATAGACTTCTTAACTCTATAAATATAACCACCAGGTATAATTATGTTTTTATTAATAAAACTACTACAATAATAATTAAATAAATTGTCATATTCTTTACCTATAGGATAGCAAGATCTAAGAATTGCGAAGGCTACCTTGATTACATTTGGTCCTACATGTTGATCGAACCTCTTAAGATCTAACTCCACAGCGTAGTCCTTTTTAATTAATCTATTATGAAATACGTGCTTAAAATTTCCATTCATGAAATCTACTCCAAGTTGTATCTCATTATCATTAAACTTCTTATTTATAATTGATAACTCTTTTTGAAATTCCTCAATACATGCGAGACCTACAATTTTTTCTACACCATCTGGTGCTATTAAAAATCTAGATCTTAAAGGTTCTCCAGGAAAAAACTTTTGCTGTCTAGTCCTCCCACCCACTTGCCATGGTAATCTAGAACTGTAACCTTCCACTTTAAGTGCTCTCCTTAACACTCCACAAGCTATGAATTTCAAAGTGCTGTCAACATCTCTATGTTTGATTGATCTACCAAATATAGCCTCAGGTAAGATACCTGGAGTAGCATCTTTATTAGTACCAACTAAAAGCGTATCTATAGCTTCTATTCCTTTCATCTCAGGAAGTCTAAGTTTATTTAAATTCTTAAAAATCCTAGAGATTATTTCTTTAGTACTAATTTCATTAGTCTTATCACAGAATATTTGAAACTCTTTTTGTTGTAATGCCCAGCCAGCGTTCACACACATCCTGTGTGGTTCCATGGATAATTTATCAGATATAATCTTATCTTTAAAAGCAGGGCTATTTAAGTAATTATATACTACATCACTATATTTTGATACCTTTTGGGGTCTATATAATGGAATTAAAGGAGAGACACCCATATATCTGGCTGTAATGCTAGGTTTTATAGGGAGGACATCTACTACTTCCTTTTTGAGAAAGATTTTATAATCTTTATAAAGCACTCCTTGTTCACTACAAATAAATCTATCGAATTCTTTCTTAATCGTAATGTCTTTAGGTAATACTCCATATTCTATATCATCCTCAAAAAAAGGATGGGCTAAGGTCATTTTAGGATTATGTTTCCTAGTTATCTTAAAACCCCAATGTTTAAGTCTCATATAAGTGTATCTCTCACTTGGTTTTTGATCTAAACCTATCTTTTCGTAGAGTCTTGAGACATCCTTGGCTTCTTTTTCTAGATTATTAGTTCCAGCTTTTCTCTTATGATAGATATTTTTAAGAACATTCCTTTGAGTTTTTGAAAAAGTAAATAATCCATTAACGTCTAAGAGTCCTTCTATCTTTTCATAATTCCTTATAAATTTTGGTACTCCATCCCTAATTCTATGACTACTAACTAGGCTAGGAACTTTTCCACAAAAGGGTTTTCAAATCCCTCAGGAAAAGTACCATTATTTTTAATTAGAATAGAGAATAATTCTTTCTTATATTCATGAACAAGCCCTTTTCTCTCAATACCAGCTAATTCAAGTGACTTCTCATCACCCTTAGACTCCAAAGTAATCATTTTCCTTTTTCTTTCTAAAGGTATATCTTTGATTTCAATAGTAGTCACTAAGAAGTAATAAGATAGCCCTTTTATGCCTTCGTTTCTCTTTCTAATAATGTTCTGCTCTGATTTGTCCCAAGCTTCATTCATATTTTTTAGATCAACAGAAAGTTCCCTCTCTAAGTTTTCAAATTTTTTCTTATCTATAAGAATTAATCCTCTAACCTCAGAAGGCACATCTTCAATATTAGTGTAAGATGGAGCAGTTGTTAATAATAGTATATCATTATTTAACTTCTTCAACCATTTCATAACCTTTCTATCAGAAGCACAAATTTTAAAAAATTCTTCCTTATTAATCTCGCCCTTCCAGGAGAAATCATCTCTAAACCTTCTCATTCTGTACTCAAGTATAAAAACACCTTTCTCTTTATCACTTAAGCCATTGTAATGTTCAAAATTAAAACCTCT